ATAGTAAAAAGGGGGGTGGTATTTCATGCACTGCCCCCATGGGGATACCTATTTTTCGTGTCAATTCGTTGACAAGTCATTTGTTTGACAGTCAAATGATAGCAAATCAGTTGTCTATACGCATGAAGTCCCTTATTTTACTGGCTTATATGCGTTTTCAAATTAATGACACGCTAAAATAATGTTTTTTGGGGTGGAAAAGTGATAGTGGCATACTTCTTGCATGGGGCAGGCAAGTGCCACTGGGGGGTGTAGCGTATACGTGTACACAGAAATACACAGATGGGGGTTTTTGAGTGTTAACCACAAAGGTAACTGACAATTAAATGCACGGAAGTATAAATTAACTATTGACAAGGGTTGACAAACATGGTATAATTATACATAACTAGGTTCACTTAAAGTGTTTCATTAAACTGTTTATTAATTAGATTGTTAATAACACTTAAATGTACACTTAAGTGGTATTTATCGTATATTTTTGTAAGAAAGTTCTTGACTTTGGGTAAAAAATCAGTAAAACTATACACTGATGATATACTTGTGTCTTTCTACGAAGCCATTCGTACTAATACACTTGAGAAATTACACATTCCACACAGTGATGTGTTCTATGTCCGTGCTGCCGTAGAAGCAAAGTACGGAAAGAAGTTCTCTCTTAAACATGTAGAGGACTCAATGCGTAAAGAAGGGTGGACAGAAGCTGATGGGTAAGAAAGTTCCAGTAATATCTATAGGTGTTGGCATGGCTGACATGGATAAACTAAAGAAGAAGATGAAAAAAGCAGAAATGATGAATGGTGGTATGGCTAATGGTAAGCCACACATGTATTCAGGCGGCGGTGATGTCACAGACAAGCTACCAAACAAAGGCTTGAAGGCACTAGCAAAGTCTGCTGCCGGTAAAAGTGCTGTTCGCAATATGGGATTTAAAGTATAGTACACGTAATAGAGAGTGACATACGGAATTGGTCACACAACTTCTTAGAAGTACCCAGTGAAAAGTTAAATGGACTACCGCCATGCCCTTACGCGAAGCAAGCATGGCTAGAAGACAACGTAACATTTTCGATAAATACAGGGTTAGAGGGTTTATTAAAAGCAGTATCAGAGTTTGACACACACAACTATGATATTGTTGTATGGGCAGATGAGAGCCTACCAGATATAAATTATTTAGATGGTTGGTGTGATGGTGTGAACGAAGCTCTCTCTGTTTGTGGTAAAGACATGCACCTTATGGTGTTTCATCCAGACTACGATGCTAGTGAAGCAGGTCTGGATTTTCTCGTTGATGACGGTGTAACAGACGAGACATTAAGTTACTGCATGGTATTCGTGCAGCGACTATCTGCCCTAGACGATGCCGCACGAAGTTTGGAAAAGTCTGGGTATTACAAACACTTTCCAAAAGATGTGTTTGAATCATTAGTACTAGAGAGAAGGAAACTTAGAGATGGCAATGGGTAAAGCGAAGATGGCGAAGAAGAAAAAGCTCAAAGGTGGTGGAATGGCTAAGATGGCTAAGAAGCGCATGATGGGTGGTGGAATGGCTAAGATGGCTAAGAAGAAAAAGATGAGAGGTGGAGGAATGTCTGCCAAGAAGAAAATGATGGGCGGCGGCATGGCTAAGATGGCAAAGAAGAAGATGATGCGCGGAGGAGCTGCAAGAAAAAAGTCCTAAAGGCTAAGTCGGGGACAGCAGTTGTTAAATCGACTAAGCCTACGTTAATAACCAGACAGGATATCATTGACGCTATGATTAAAAGGTCTAAACGTGTGGAGAAAAGTCTTGGTGGTTCGGGTAAGGGCATAACTCAAGCTGAAGCTGCAGTCTTCTTAGATTTATTTGAAGGTGAGTTTAAGAAGTAAAGTTAGAGGTTATTAATGGTTTATTTATCAGAGTCATCTGTACACGGCTTTGGAATTTTTGCAGACAAAGATTATGCTATAGGAGATACACTTGAACTGTGCTATTATCTTGTTACTGATGATTCTGATATGAATGCTACCTGTGTGCTACATGATTATGTGTTTAGTACACCAAATGAAGAAAAAGAATATCTAGTTCCACTAGGAAATGCCATGATATACAACCACAGCAGTGACCCTAATGCTGAGTGGGAAATACATGATGATAATAACTTCATACGATTTAAAGCTGTAAAGAATATTAAAAAAGGTGAAGAGATACTTCACGATTATGGTGAGGAATACTGGGAGAGCAGAAATGGTGAAACCGAAGATAGCCAAGAAGAAAGTAAACAAAGTTATAAAGGGATTGAAGAAAGCTTCCAACCTACACGCAAAGCAAGCTAAGTCCCTATCTACTTTAAAACTAAACAAAGGCAGCACTGTCAACAAAGCAGGCAATTACACCAAGCCCGGAATGCGAAAGCGTATGTTCTCTGCAATTAAGGCAGGCGGTAAAGGCGGCGCACCGGGACAATGGTCTGCAAGAAAAGCACAACTACTAGCACAACGCTACAAAAAAGGTGGAGGGGGATATAAATAAAGACCCCAAAAAAGGAACAGGCAAAAAGCCAAAAGGAACTGGTAGAAGATTATACACTGATGAAAATCCCAAAGATACAGTCCCTATTAGATTTGCCACTGTGGCTGATGCCAAGAGAACTGTGGCGAAGGTTAAAAAAGTTAAAAAATCGTTTGCGAGGAAAATACAAATCTTGACAGTGATGGAACAACGTGCTAAAGTAATGGGTAAAGACGCTGTTGTTAAGATTGCTAAACTTGGTAAACAACAACTAAGGAAGCAACATGGCACTAGCAAAGTCACAGCGTAGTCTTAAATCATGGACAAAACAAAAGTGGAGAACAAAGAGTGGTAAACCCAGTAGCAAAACTGGAGAGCGTTATCTACCAACGGCTGCAATCAAAGCTCTATCACCCCAAGAGTACGCAGCAACTACTAAAGCGAAAAGAGAAGGAACAAGAAAAGGCAAACAGTTCGTTAAACAGCCTAAAAGAATCTCTAAAAAAACGCGAAGTTATAGAAAAGTTACATAACGTAGGATATTTTATAGGAGAATAAATATGGCATTACCTTTAGTACCTGCTGCTTTATTAGCAGCTCTAAGAGTTGGAAAGGCAGTAGCCCCACTAGTTAAAAAGTATGGAGCAAAGGCTGTAAAAGAAGGAAAGGCTCATCTCAAAGATTTAAAAACAAAACCATCACCGGGTCAGAAAAAAATAGAACCTGCTACTTTAGGACAAAGAGCTACCAGAAAAGCTAAAAGAAAAATTACAGCCGCGGCAGGTTTAACAGGAGCTGCAGGATATTTAGCTTTAAATGAAAGACAAAAGAAAAGATTAAAAGAAACTGCTAAAGCTAATATGGAAAAAGGTTATTATCAAGCACTTGTTGATTTAGTTGTATTTGAAGGTAAAAAGAAAAAGAAAAAATCATCAAATAATAATACGTCAGCTAAACCAAAAGGCGAAATGATAAGCTATAGTGCATTAAATGCAAATAAAAGTAAAATAAAGAAACCCCTAAAAAAACCAAAAGAGATTGATAAGATAGGTACAGTTAGAGTGCCACTAAGAAAACCGAAAGGCATGAAATGATTGTTAAAGCATGGTTTATAGTAGCCATAATGTCTGGTGTATATACAGACGGAACTAAAGATATATTTATATTTCAACATCCCGAAGACCACGGACATTTTCATAATGCAGCTATGTGTCAAAAGTTTATAGGAGACCATCCTTTTAAAATAGCTAAAGCATTAATTAGTACATACGGCAAAAGACCGCCAGAGCAGATTATGTGTGTACCAGAAGAGACTGTAAGACTGTTCATGGAAGAGGGTGGTAAACGAGGAGAGCCAACCTAGTGTTATACGAACCTACCTGCGAAATATGTGGCAGTCACATTGAAGATGATAGATGTGAAGTGTGTGAGCATACTGGTGATAACGGTGAATGGGTAAAGGAAGTTATAAAGGATAAAGATGACTCCAGAAACACTTGATAGATGGCGAATATTACCAAGACTTATGATGTTAGTTATGACGGGCGTTTACATACGCTGTATAGAATGGGCTTTGAGTCAGCCAGAGTTGACCACCCAACAAGCAGGACTAATATCCGTAATTACTGGGGCGATGACTGGGAGTTTCGCCATATGGATGGGAGCAGAGAAGTCCGAACCCAAAAGAATGGAGAGGGAAGAGAGATGATAAGATATTTGAAAAGGTTATGGTGTGCCTTACTGAATAAAAAATGTTCAGATACATGCACATGCAATGAGAATGGTTAGAAATTATAAACGTGAATATTCGTTAAGTGGTGGTAAACCAAACGAAAAGAAGAACAGAGCTTCTAGAAATAAAGTTAGACGAGCGTTAACACGAAATGGAACAGTGCGTAAGGGTGACCGCAAAGACATAGACCACATAGATAAGAATCCTAGAAATAATGCACCACGAAATCTACGAGTAATAAATCGTAGTAGAAATAGAGCAAGGAAATAAATTAAAATGGCATTTTATAAAGAACCTGCTGCACTTAGAAGAGATAAAGCAAGAAAAAAAATAGAAGAAAAGAAATTAAAAAATAAAACTTCTAGCAGAAATTTAAAGATAAAACTATCAAAAGAAAGAATGAATAGATATAAAGATTGGTCTAAAGATGGTGGTAGATTTCCGACTAAGTCACAACTTAAAAGTATGATTTCAGAGGAAAGAAGTAATATTAGAAAACTAAGACTACAAGAAATGTTGCAAACAGGTTCTAAGTTAGCTAAAAAAGTAAAGTCGCTTGGTGGAGGTCCTGCTGCTTTTGTATCAACTTTATTTGCTGCAAATCCTTTAGGGGCAGATGAAACAGCAACTAATATACAAAAGGTAAAGAAAAAACAACAACAGGCTAAAACTAAAAAAGGTGCTAGATAAATGATAGGCACATTACTGAGTTCTGTATCTAGTTTAGCTTCATCTTATATTGAAGGTAAAACAGCGATACAAAAAGCCGAAGCTACTATTCGTATGAAAGAAGCAACAGGTGAGATTGATTGGGACTTAGCTGCTATGAGGGCATCCCAAAGCTCGTGGAAGGACGAATG